CAGGGAAGACTAAGATCATTGAGTTTATCAGGACGCCACCCACTAATAACCATACGGCGATCAGCTGGATTGTTACGCAAACTATCAATGACATGCGCCATTTGGTCGACACCATTGAAGTCACGCCATGCATTACCGTAGTCAACATTGATTGTCCCATCTTCATTAGCCCATTGGTTCCAATAGTTACAGCCCCATTCTTCAAAGTCTTTAATATGCTTAGGTCCTCTAATCATTGCAGCGTATTCGCCAAGCACACCTTTGTAAAACATACGGCGTGTTGTTAGCAATGGGAAGAAACCATCGGTTAGATTAAAGTCTAGGGTTTGGAATGGCAAAGACCGAGTGACTGCATTACGCGTTTCCCGGTCTAGCCCATTATTTATAATTGTTTTAGCGATACGTAAGTATTGCGCTTCAAGAGTCCAAGCCATCTTGGTTCCTTTCTATTAGTCAACAAGTCGTAGGATCTTCTCACCGTATACATGCAGCACACCGCGGTCATCTTCAACTACTAATCGAATTACACCGCTGAGTTTAGGGAAGGTAGCTACTACATGACCTACAAATGTATAGTCACCGCCAACTTTCTCGACCTTATCTCCAACTTTAAATTTCATTCTATCCTCACTTTTTATTTCATTACTACAAACACGACAGTGCATTCGTAGATCTTTAAACTTTTCTAGTATGTGCTGCTTGTTATGGCAGTGCTTACAAAGGTATATCATTCTTTTTATTTTCTAGGTAAGCTGCAAACATCGCACAATATACTGCCATATCTACCAAGGTATCTTCAAGTGCTTCGAAGTTTGTTTCCTGATCACCTTCAACAATATTACGCATACGTAGATACTTGGTATGAATCATGTGGACATAGGATTTTTCTCCGAATGGGAAGTAATCTTCTTCTGTCCAGGTACCGCCTTGGTAATCTTTAGACTTTTGTTCTTTAAGTTCAGCTGCTTCATGCAGAATTTGTACTGCAGTTACTTTAGCCATCTTTGGCTCCTTTCTTTTCTTCTTTGGAAAGGCGGCGATAGCCGACTTTTCTTTATTTTCAATTTCTTTTATGATCCTTAGATAGTCTGTCATATTTTATTTTCCTTCAGCATACTCGGGATGTGGGTTAGTAAAATTAAATGTCTCCTTAAAGACCACTTAACTTGGAGGTTAACAATGGGATACGAGAATTGCGGGAAACACCCGAACTCCCTGAAACATCTCAAGCCCTATATGGACTCTGAGAAAGCTCGCGAGATGCAAGCAAAGGGTGCGGAAACGCGAAGACGGAATAAAGCATTACGAGAAGCTATGAAATTATCAGCGTCGGAATTTAAGAAAATCCGAGATGATATTATTACTGAGATGCCAACAGCAGTAGAGATCTTAAAGGTGCAGCTTATTAAAGCAATGCAAGCTGAGGATCAGGAAACTATTGAGCGTTTAGCGATTGCGTTAGCAGAATATGAGCAGCCAAAGCTGCAGAGAGTTGACCAAACTACGAGACAACTTGATGCGTCGTCAATGACCGAAGAGGAACTTGACCGCAAAATCAGAGAACTCTCGGATGTGGGTTCGTAAAAATTAGATAAAGCCACTAGAGATACATAAAGTATTTCTAGTGGCTTTTTAATTTCATTCTAAAATAGCTAGGAATGTGTGATAGAGGCCTACAAATGCATAGAAGTATATGACGAAGTTAGCTAAGGTAATTGTTAGATTTTTTGTATTCATTAGGCTGGCCTTGGTGCGAATTGACCACGGGTTTTCGGAGCAATACTCCGAGATATTTTAAGATAGCCTCGGTTAGAGCTGAGTGTACCAATGCGTTTGCCGTAGCGATTAGTAGTACGGCGGAACATAAGATTCTGTGAACCGATTGGATTTACAATGAGTGTTGACATTACTTATTCCTCAAAGGTTTCAAAAGTTGCTTGAATAGTAGTTTTAGTCCAGAGGACTGCTTTTTGGTTACATGCGTTTTCGATGTATTTAGCCATGTTCCGAGCTGGGAGGTCTTGCTCCGTGACGGAAATGCTTCGTACAATTGTGATAGTTTCTCGGTGTGGTAAGCCGTCGTCATCGCGCCAGACGCCTTCGGCTTCGTAGCTTGTAGCGCCACCATAGAAGATTGCGAATGTATCGATGACATATTGGACCTCGAATTTGAATTCGGATGGTACGTAGATTTCATACTGATACATTACACGTCCCAGACATAGTGGATAGATTCATCGATCATATCGCGAATAGGTTCTTCTTTGAATAGTTCTTCGAGATCTTCGAAGTCTAGGCCGTATTCGTTAGCGAGGCTTTCGAGTTGTTCAACGATGTTATCAGCTGTATCAATCTTAGCATCTTCGATTGTGCCGAGAGCTGTATCCCAGCTATTTTGAACTTCGGTGTCAATGATTTCTTGGACACGTAATGATAGATCTTTAAGTTTACCCATTGGTTGGAACCTTTCCTGATTGTTTCCATTCGCTGAATTGATATGCACCCCAGTCGCCTATGACTTCACGAGCGCGTTCGGAGAATGCTTCGAGGCCATGCCAGTCGTCGAAGTTGAATAGTTCGTCGGTTTCTTCGCATAAATGTGTATGGATTATCTCGAGTTGGTTTTGAGTGCGTCGTATGTCAGTACGAATATCGTCACATACTTCGTCATTACATAGATTAATGAGATGCTCGATTGCATGATCGAGATGGAACATAGCTTCCATAAGATGTAAACGAGATAGACCGGCTGATTGAGTTTCTTCAATGGCCATTGTGTTGCTCCGCAAATTTTGTAAGCATGATGTTAACAACTTGTTCGGTCATGATTGCAGCTTGGCCAAAGATTTCGTCGTATTCAATGTCAGTCGCTTCGTCGACATATTCTTCGTGAGTGATATTGTAAGCTGCACAAACGGCGGCTTCGCATAGCGACATGATTGTTTGGTCATTACCGATGTTTGCTTCGGTTTTGAATGTGAATGTAAAGTCATATAATTCTTTTTCGAAGAACTCGTAGAATCGAGTTGCGATAATATCAGGGATAAGCATTAGTGGCTCGCTTTCGTATGGCCGTTGTTTAAGTTGCTCCGATTTTGAATAGCTTCTTGACGCTGTTCGCGATCGATATCGGCATGAGCAGTCTTCATCCATTGCCACAGGAAGCTAGCAATTTCTTCTTCTTCTTTATTATCAGTGATAAAACGGCTAGCTGGTTGTATTGCTAGACGAATATAGGAAAGGTTAGATTTAACATGTGCAGTCATAAGTTCATCGAGTTTAGACATATTTACCTCAAATAATAATTGACAGCTCGGACAACAAATAAAGCGGGAAGGAAGAAGCCGAGGAATGTCATGATTTCAACTAGCATAGAACGATAAACCTTTCATAATCCGGCCGTTACTATTCCGGATTGGTTGATATGTTAATTACAGAAGATACGATTGAAAGTGGCTTCAGGCATATTCGGGTGCATAGCACGAGCATGTGCTACGTATTTATCGTAAGGCATATATACTTTTTCATTATTAATGCGATGGAAGTATATACCGTTGCGACGTAGTTTGTCATCGTCTTGCCATTCTTGTTTAAGACGAGCGAATTTAGTTGCGCGTATTTTACGCTGTTGACCGGTTGATAAGCCAGTCGTGATTTCTTCGGTTAGTTCGCGATTGCCTGTGGAATCTTTGTGAATGTAGACATCGAACCGCGAAGCATATTTATGTTGTAGATTAGAATCGCAGTTTGAATGTAGACGTCTACCGTATTTATCACGACGTTTACCACGAGCCATGAGACTAACACGAAGTAGTTGGTCAGAGTTGTAGCTATTAAAGCGTCTAGCCATAGAGCGAACTCGTTTATTATGAGAGCTTACGAGTTGTTTAAGACGTAGAAGCTGAGGATCATTTTTAGATGTGATAGTGAATTTATAATTATCAATAGCATGACGAAGTTCATTAAGCAATACTTGGGCCATTGTCGTTACCCTTTTCTGGTGTAAAGTCGATTTCGAGTTCGTATGGTTGCGATAAGCCTACGATATCCCACTCAGTGATTTCACGTATTTTACCAATTGATTCGATTAAGCCGAGTTCAGATAGTAATGCAGTAGCTGTTTCGAGTTCATCACAGCCGAGTGAGATGATACGACCAGTGGCATTAATCATAATTGAGATGTGTGAAGCCTCTGCTGTTGTGGTTAGCATGTAGGCTTCATCTTCAGAAAGTGGATCAATTAATGTAAACTCTTTGGTGATGTGTGCAACAGCAACAACATCGTCAGATTCAGCGTACATGTTAGTACCTTTCGGTTGTGGGTTTAGGAAAAAGCAAGCGCTCTAGTGGAGCACACAAGGAGAGAATGTGCTACAACACTAGAGCTGCTATAGGAACGGGCGAAGCGCATTTACACCGGCGCTGCTGCACAGTTTGAGCTGTACACCGACACTCGCAATGCCGGCTTCGAAGTTGAATAAGGTAAGCAGTTTGACTTCGTGCTTAGGAAGTAGACTTGCATGTATCGAGACGTTGATGTCTCGCGAGCTATCGGGTTCGAGTCTGACTCTGACAACATTTGCGTAGCTAGCTCGGTGCGCGCAAATTAGAATGAGGTGAGCAGTTTATCTTCGTACTCAGGAAGTATAAATAAAGCAGAGCATACAAATAAACGTATGTTGCTTGGGAAAGAAGGCGTTAGCCTTCGATCAAGGTGTCGGATGTAGGTTCGCAGTAAACCAGTCCGCTGCCAGGGAGAGAGACAGCGGACTGTGAGTGTTTAGAATGGGTTAGCAGTTGAAGCTGCAGGTTCATTCGAGATCGGTGCAAATGCAGCAGGTGCTGAATCTGAATCGAGATTTGCGATAGGTTCGAATGTTGCGGAACCTTTGTATTCGTCGTATTTAGCAACTTGAATTGAGGTCAGTGAGCTGCTAATACCGCTACGGCCAGCGACTTCGTAGTACATCTGGTAGACGAATACGTTGCCGATTGAACCGTTGCCGAGTTTCTTGATGCGTGATGCAGACATTGGTGTAGCATCGGCTTCAACAACGTCAGGTGCACCGTTATCGGAACCATCAGCTTTTAAGGCTTTACGCTTCAGAGAGACAATATATTTCTCTGGAACTTTAGGCTTTTTGGTTTCGCGGTCAATGTCGAGTTTAACAGGAAGATGATTAGCTTTCCATTCATCGGCTACAGTTTTATCTGTAGTGGCGATTTGTAGCTCATATTGCGGAGTGCCGAATGGTGAAACAGGTGCATCAAGCTTTGCATAGTTGAGTTCAACATTGTCGATGCGGTAATTACGTGGCTGAAAGTTTTGCATATTATTATTCCTTTTAGAAAAGTTTGAAGATGATTTATAGATAACTGTTTGACTCAGAGTAAACTCTAGTAGCACAGGTCGTTAAGCTGTCGCTTTGATACTATTGGAAAGGAAGCGTTAGCTTCCTCTCAGAGTGTGTTAACGGCGCCAGATGATTTTTACAGTGCCATCGGGATACACATGGTAAACATATTCAGTCATTGAGCATAACCTTTGCAGTTGAGATGGACCACCAGATAATGAAAGTGGCAGAGAAAACAAAGAGAATAGTGAATGGTAACATAGGACTCGCTTTCTGTTTGATAGATACTATAGGAAAAGAAGCGTTAGCTTCTTGAAGAGTGTGTGAGATACTGTGGGTGTGTTGAGAGTGTGCTGGGAGATAGCCCTAAGGTCACTCTAAGTAGATATAGGGTGAGGTACTCCAAGTAAATGTAAGTGTAAGTGTGAGATACTGTGAGATAGTGTAAAGTGGGGTAGGTAAGTGTGAGATACTGTGAGATATTAGTAGGGGGTTAGGAATTATATAGGGGGTATATATATATATTAGGTTTAAATTAACCTATCCTTAGACCACTCTTACCAACTCTTAACCTCTATTAACATCCCTATCTTCTAGCTTAGGGTGCTATAAACTATATGTAGTATCTTATAGTATACTTTATAATATATATAGTATAAATATCCTCCCCTCTTTAAGGAGACATTTAAAGCTCACTACGCTCATAATAAATAATTTAAATGTCCCCTTAAAGTAAAGTTAGTGAGGACTACTACAATGACAGATAAGAAGGAGTTGCTTAAGTTACTCAAAGAGAAACAAAAGCGTACTAAGCTAGCTGACTATGAAAATGACTTCAACAGCTTTGCTAAAGACAATATTAAGATTATTACAAAAGATGCTAGGGCTGGTTTTGTTGATTTCACCTTTAATACATGTCAGGAAGATATTAACAAAGCGCTGGATAAACAGCTTGCTGAAACCGGGAAGGTTCGCGCTATTATCCTTAAGGCTCGGCAACAGGGTATATCAACTTACTGTGCTGGTAGAGTATTTTGGAAAACTTACTTCACACCACATGCACGTTCTGTTGTTATGGCGCATGATAGTGCGACTTCAGATGCCCTGTTTACTATGAGCAGGAATATCATTAAGAATATGAATCCTGAGTATAGACCTAATGAGGTTAAATCAAATGCTAAAGAAATTGTTATATCAGCACCTCATTTTCCTAAAGATGCTTCGGGTGAAAGGCCTGTTGGCTCTTATAGACTATATACAGCCGGATCTCCGGAAGCAGGACGTGGAACTACACCAACTATTGCACATCTCTCAGAGGTCGCTTTCTGGACGCATGATGAGAAGATATTGGCGGGTTTGTTTCAGGGTATCTCTGAGGCTCCAGGCACAGAGGTTATTATTGAGTCAACAGCTAATGGTGCTAAGGGTGAATTCTATAGATTGTGGAAGGGTGCTGTAGAAGGTGAGAATGATTACCTTCCGTTATTTCTTCCGTGGTTTCGGACTCCCGAATACTGGAGAGAACCACCGGAAGGTTTTGAACGATCCTTGGAAGAGGATCTACTAGTAGAACAGTACGATCTAAATGATGGTCAACTCTACTGGCGTCGGTTGAAGATTGCTGAAGGTGGGGAATTAAAATTCCGCCAGGAATACCCAGCGTCTCCCGATGAAGCGTTTATTACAGCAGGCTCTTCTGTGTTTGATCCAGAGAAAACAGCTAAGCTGATCCCTATCGAACCTGATAAGAAGATGAACTTTGACTATGCTTCGTCAACATGGGAACCTTCTAGTGAAGGTAAGCTACATATATGGGACTACCCTGATTGGGATAGTAATTATATTGTTGCTGCAGATGTTGCACTTGGGGTGGGTCAAGATTATTCAACAGCAGTAGTCTTAGATATAAATAGAAAAGTAGTTGGTTTGTTTAGAGACAACCACTTAGATCCTAGTAAGTTTGGTGATCTTCTGTTTTATCTAGGTAGATACTATAATAATGCACTATTGACTGTTGAAAGTAATTCTATGGGCGTCGCCACGTTATCTCGATTGACCCAGATGAATTACATTAATTTATATAAACAAACTAAGATTTCTTCCATATCGAAGGAAGAAGGGCAAGTACCTGGATTTAGGACAACTCAGGTAACTAAACCACATATCATTGGTAACTTAAAGAATGCTATTGAGAATGATGATATATGGATTGCCTCTAAAGTAATGATTCAAGAACTGAAAGATTATATTAGTACTAATTCAGGTAAGACCGAAGCTGCAGCCGGGTGTCATGATGATACTGTTATGGCGACAGCTATTGCTCTTGAAACATTGCGTACACACTATGATAAGCTAACTGTGAATAAAGTTCCTTGGTCCCAGAAGTTTTCTGGTGATACTCAAGAGAATACACAGTGGCTTTAGAGTTCCCGTGTCCTCACTACCCCGGCGGAGGTAGGGGATAAATCCGCCACTTTATTTAGATCACCACCGAAGTTATGTCATTCGTGCAAAGATTCGCTACCTTAGGACGTTATATATGGCCGCTGTCGGGCAGGTGTCAGATCGAGGGAAACAGGTAGTGCTGTCCCTCGCTCGCTTAGAGAGAATAGAATGTCAGTAGAAACATTTCTTAAATGGAAGATACTTCCGCGGTTTATGATGCTTATATCTACCCTTATGTCCTGGCGATGTGCTGAATGGTTCATGGCACTTGATGCGCCGACTGGTGCACAGTCTGCTTTTGTATCTGTTGTTATGGGTGTCATGACAGGGGTATTCGGTATCTGGATGGGCCATGAAAATAAAATGTAAACAAAAAAGTAAATATTATAAAAACCCGGTAGTACATTGGGGAGATGGAGAAAATTTATGTCAGTTGAAAAAGCAGGAGAAAGATTCTCCGGATATAATAAACCAAAGCGCACACCAGGTCATAAGACCAAATCACACGCCGTCCTTGCAAGGTCAGGCGGTAAAGAAAAGCTAATTCGGTTTGGTCAGCAAGGTGTAACCGGTGCTGGTAAGAATCCAACATCAGCAAAAGATAAAGCTCGTAAGAAGTCTTACTATGCACGGCATAATGCTCAGGGCAAGCCTGCCGGTCCGTTGTCAGCAAAGTACTGGTCTCATAAAGTTAAATGGTAGATGTTGAAGAATTAATTAAAGAGCGTAATACATGGCGAAGTAAAGCTTTGATGCGTGAGAATCGTATTAAAGAATTAGAAGCTGAGCTCCAGAGATT